GGATTAATGACGATGAAAACTTGAGGGATGCACGTCCAGAAGTCGTACTAGCTACAACTGGCGATGCTGGATGGAGTCCTGATGATTCAACATTTACAAAGAGAGGTAACTAAAAATGGCCATTACACAAGCTGTATGTAATTCTTTTAAAAGAGATGTTTTACAAGAAGGGCATCAGATTAAAACTGATACCTTAAAGATAGCTTTATTCACAAGTTTAGCCTCATTATCTGCGGGTACATCTGTGTACTCTACAAGTAATGAAGTAGCTTCTAGTGGTGGATATGCTCCTGGAGGTGGTACACTAACTGGTGTAACTATTTCTCTCGGTGGCGAAACTGCTACTAGTGGAACTGCAATTATAGACTTTGCTGATATATCTTTTACAAGTACAACATTTTCGGCTAGAGGAGCGCTAATATATAATTCAACTAATAGTAATAAAGCTATTGCTGTATTAGACTTTGGGTCTGATAAAACGTCCACTAACGGTACGTTCACTATTTCATTCCCAGCTGCTGCTGCATCTACTGCTATTATCACATTATCGTAATTCATAGGTAATCAGTTATGACTGTGATTACCAGTGGATACAGTAGAAATACTTGGAACTCAGGTGCATGGAACCGAAGTGTAGTTAATCGTTCGGTTACGGTTAGTGGAGTTTCATTATCTACTACCCTTCGTTCTATAGAAGTAATTATTCCAGGCACGGCTTTCCCCACGGGTGTTAGCCTTATATCAGCATCAGGAACACCAAATATATTAGCAGATTCAAACACAACATTAACTGGTGTTAGTTCTAGTTTTAGTGTAAATAATGTTTCAATAGGTTTAGTACAACAAGTTAATGCCGTAGGAGTTGCTACAAACTTTGCTCTAGGTTCATCAAGTATTGCAGCAAATTCTAATCTTATATTAACAGGTGTATCATCGTTATTTAACACAGGAGCCATAACTGTAGAAAGAGGACCGTCAGTCCCAGTTACAGGAACATCTGCTTCTTTTAGTGTAAACAGTGTGAACCCCCAAGCTGGCGCTAATCCAGTATTTTATATATCTAAAACATTTAAGGTAAAAGTAAGGAGCACTAGTGGTGGCAATAAATACTTAATAGACGGTAAACAACAATACGGACTTAATTTAGCAAAAGGTAGAAACCTATTTACATTTGATCAATCTGATAGTTCTAATGATGGTCATCCATTAAGGTTTAGTCTGACACCAAACGGGACTCACGGAGGAGGAACTGAATTTACAACTAATGTACAAACGGTAGGAACTCCCGGTAATCCCGGAGCTTATAGTCAAATATTTGTTGCAAATAATGGTCCAACTAGATTATACTATTACTGTACAGTCCACTCCGGAATGGGCAGCGTAATGAATTTTAATTCTGTATTATCCATGGGAGTAGGGACAACAAGCATAGGTGGAAACAGTAATCTTGTTTTAACGGGTGTACGAATGAATATGTCAACACAACTTAGGGGTATATGGTCACCAAAAATATTTGGAAACAATCAATTGTGGAAAGCTAAAAAAATATGAGTATAACTTACAATCAACTTGTCGATAGAATTAAAACAACAACCGAAGATGTTAGTGCAGAGTTTATAACTGATATACCTTTTTTTATAGAAAGAGCTGAAGCAAGATTAACAAGAGAAATAGATTCGTATGGTGTTGTGCAATATGCAAATTCAAATTTAGTTGAGGGCGATCCATTTATAACTAAACCTCTTGATACGTTAATAATTAAAAATTTAAATATATTAAAAACCGATGGAACACGTATTAATTTATTACAAAAAACTGATGAATATTTAAACGATTACTGGCCACAACGAACAAGCACAGGAGTCCCTCGGTATTATGCTAACTTTGGATTTGATAATTTACTAATTGCACCTACACCAGATCAAAACTATTCTTGTGAAATATCCTACATTGTTCAACCAACAGCAGCCACCTCTGTGCATCAAGAGAATTTCTTTACAGAATATTGTTCTAATGCATTGTTTTATGCTAGTATGAAGGAAGCTTGTATGTTTATGAAGAATTATACAGCTGCTCAAGTTTGGGAACAAGATTACCAACGGGCTTTTACTGACTTATTAAATGAAGCCAGAAGAACGAGACAGGATGATATGAGAAACAATGCCTCACCAGCTGGAGGCGATAACACATTAGTAAAAGGAAGTAATTAATTATGCCAAGTAGTTATACAACAAGACTTAGATTAGAAAAGCAAGCTGATGGAGAAAACGCAAACACCTGGGGTGATCGTCTAAACCAACAAGTTATTGACATGGTAGACGAAGCCGTAGGTGGTGTCCTCGGTGTTGCTATTACAACATCTGTAACAACTTTATCAACAAATAATGGTGCAACTGATCAAGCAAGAAATGCGGTTGTAAGAGTATCTGGAAATCCAGGTGTAACTAGTTGTACAATAGAAATTCCTAATAACGAAAAAGTATATACTTTTACTAATCAAACAACTGGGGTCACTACATTAACTGTAAAAAGAGCAGGAGGAGGTACAGGTGTAAATATTCCTCTTAATGGATCTAAAATTGTGTACTGTGATGGCGCTAATATGCATGATGCAGTAAATGCAGCTGGAGTAAGTGCATTAGCTTTAGAGGGTGGAACTGTACCTGGTTTTACAGTATCTGGAACTGTAAGTGCAGCTAGTTTTGTAGGAACTAAAATTGTAGCTACAACGAGTTTAACAAGTGGTAATGTGTCTGTCACTGGAGATGTAAATGTTTCTGGAGGAATTGCAATAGGTTCTGGAGATAATAAAGGTAAACAACTTAGAATTACAAAGTCTGCGGTTGCTGATATTGTTTCCGTAGCAACATCAGGAACATCAGCGCATGATATTAAACCAGATTTTGGAACAGCTCAAAATTTTGTACATGTATTAAAGGCTAATTCAACATTAGCTAATCCAGTATCAAGCACTTGTATTGCTGGTCAAACTGGTTCTTTCTTTATTATACAAAACGCAGCTGGATCTAATACACTAAGTTTTAAATCAAATTATAAATTTGTAGGTGGCACGGCTCCAACTTTAACAACAACAGCTTGTGCTACGGATCGTATTGATTACATAGTTCAATCAAGTTCAAGTATTCATATGCAGGCTAGTTTAGACATTAAGACACCAACATAGAGGTATAAATGGTATTTCAAAACAATGTTCTGGCGGGTGCTTCAAATGTCATTGACGGTCTACCAGATCAATTTTTAGTAAATCAATCAATTAGATTCAATTCTGAT